TCTTCTCTCCCAAGTATCACTCGATGACGAAGACTTTGTCTCGCGCACCCTTCGTGGTTGTGTTTTGTAACGAGGAGCCTGACATGACAAAGCTTTCTGAAGATCGCTATCTTATCACTTACGTGTAGGGGGATAGAGGTTAGAATGAGTACCGGTTTCGAAGAGAGGCAACGGAATGAAAGGAGAAAGGGGGGAGCCCTTAGTTATAGTAATTTCTTAGTACCCCTTTGACTTTAAACTATATCCTTAAAGATAGCAATGGTATTGAAGGAGGTAGAGATAGAATCAGATGTACCTACTGTTCCAGCTGCTGTCATTGATTTATCACACCACCATACGACATAGATTGGAGTTGTAGCTGTGCCGGTACCGTCGAAATATCGTATCTGTTTGTTGACTGGTATATATCGTTTGACGATCTTGTGACCTCCGTTTCGAGTGTCGTTTGATGTTCCTCCTATCTTCAATCGCTCGTGTTTGACAACATTATAGATATCCGTGTTGATGGGTAGCAAATGGAATTCGTTTGAATTGAGTCCTGTTGCAAAGTTTTGTCCACGATCATTTACATCGTCACGGAAAAATTCCGCGGTCGTGATACCTGCGACTCCTGATCTCGGGATTAAAACTGCCATGTTAAACAACAATGGGTCTTCTAATTTATTTCGTAGTTCCCATACAAGTCGAAAACCTTTGAAGTCAATTATCGCTCTTTCACGTCTGTCGATTTCCAATGATGACGATTGTTTCGGAATGTCAGTCACGGTTATGGTATTCAGGATTCGTGTCGAACCTGACGCCAAATTCGTATTCGTGATTAATCGACGTTTGCATGTTCCGGCTCTTGGCCGAAAACCAGCTGCCATGTTCGGCAGATAAAATCCGCGTGCGTAGGCAGCTGGCCCACGACCCACTTTCTGACGTTTTCCACGTCTCATTTTTGTTGGCAGTCTTCTTTTACGTCGTGCACGAAACATACGTTGAATTCTACGAGCTGCAGTATTGCGTGACATCACCATCTTGAAAAAATGACAAAAGATTTTGATTCGTGGATAAGGTTAGTATTACCCTTATCCACTTCTGTGGTTTCGTGCATAATTTTGTATTCGTGCACCATGAGTCGTTCTCGCAATTGGATTTTCACTCTCAATAATTACACTGATGCCGACGTTGAGCAGCTACGTGAGCTCGGAGGAGGAGGACGATGCCTCTATCTCGTCTTCGGACGAGAGCGAGGAGTGGGAGGGACCCCGCACCTTCAAGGTTATGTCCGATACCCCCATGCGAAGTTATTTTCTGCGGTCAAGCATGATGTCTCGGAGCGCGCCCATGTGCAACCTGCCCGTGGAACCTTTGCTCAAGCCTCGGCCTATTGCAAGAAAGAACTTGATTTTGAAGAGTTCGGAGAAGGAGAACCTGAACAAGGACGCCGTACCGACCTCGATCGCTTCCGTGAATGGATCACCACGCTCAGTGACAGACCCGCTACCGCCGACATTGTCCGCCTCTTCCCTGCTTTATGGATTCGATCCGGTACTCGCCTCTGGGACGTGGTCGATGCCTTCTTGCCCCCCATCCGCCGTATCCAAGGAACCCCAGTTCTTCGAACCTGGCAGTCCGAGCTTCTAGATATCATTGAAGCTGATGAACCTACGGATCGCACGGTTATGTTTTATGTTGATCCAGCTGGCAATACAGGTAAATCTTGGTTCTGTCGTTTCTTGCTTGATATCCGTCTTGATGTCCAGGTGCTTCGTATTGGTAAACGTGATGATTTGGCTCATGCGATTGATACGACGAAACATGTTTTTTTGGTTGATGTTCCTCGTTCTCAGATGGAGTTCCTCCAGTACTCGGTGTTGGAGATGTTAAAGGATCAGACCATCTTCTCTCCCAAGTATCACTCGATGACGAAGACTTTGTCTCGCGCACCCTTCGTGGTTGTGTTTTGTAACGAGGAGCCTGACATGACAAAGCTTTCTGAAGATCGCTATCTTATCACTTA